AGCGATACGCCGCCAATTTCACCCCGGACCCGCGGTATGGCCTGCAGTACTCGCAGGAGCCGGATGGCTGGGACGCCCCCCCAGTGGAGACCGCGACCGCCGCACCGGGCGAGCGCCGCAACATCCGCCGCGTTCACGGCGAGTCCTGATCTCCTGCGGCCGGTCGCCTGTCGGACGGTCGGCTGGCCGCAGGTCTCTCTTTCTCACCGTCCGACACAACCGTCCGACATATCAAAGGAGAACCGTTGTCCGACAACGATGAACAAAGGGCGAGCGTGCTGGCAGCACTCATGGAGGGCGGGGTCAGCTTGAAGGACGCCGCCGCGCAGGTGGTGGAGCGGGAGCGCGACGGATGGGATCCGGCCGACGCGGTGACGGTGGCCTACATCAACCACAACCAGGTCGCCTACTCCTGGCACCACAGCATGGTTGAGCTGATCGGCTACGACCTCGCCCGCCGCGGCCGGTTGATGCAGGGCGGCTACATCGCCATCCGGTACGGCACCGATGGTTTGGTCGATGCCCGCAACAAGGCGATCGAGGAGTTCCTCACCAACCGCGACGGCCAGTGGCTGTTCTGGATCGACTCGGATATGGGTTTCTCGCCGGACATCGTCGACCGGTTAATGGAGGTCGCCGATCCTAAAGAGCGTCCTATCGTCGGGGCGTTGGCGTTCACCCAGCGGGAGACTCACGACGATGGCATTGGCGGCTGGCGCTGCCGTGCTGCCCCGACGGTGTTCGACTGGGTGCACGTCGACGAACAGCGAGGGTTCGCCATCCGCTGGGACTACCCGCGTGACACGGTCACCCAGTGCGCCGGCACCGGCAGCGCGTGTGTCCTGATTCACCGGTCGGTGTTCGAGCGGATCTTCGAGAAGTACGGCGCCGCTTGGTACGACAAGTCCTACAACCACACCATGAAGCAGCAGACATCAGAGGATCTGTCGTTCTGCATGCGGGCGATCTCCCTCGACATCCCGGTTCACGTCCACACGGGGGTGAAGACGTCACACCAAAAGACGGTGTGGTTGTCCGAAGAGGACTATCTGGACCAGGTGCCCCCGCTGCCAGCTATGGCTGAGACGGCACTGATCGTCCCGGTGATGCGTCGGCCGCAGAACGCCGAGCCGTTCATGCGGTCGCTGCGCGCATCAACGGGACTGGCCAAGGTGTACGCGATGTGTGACGCCGCTGACGTGGAGACCGCGAAGGCGTGGATGGCGGCAGGTGCCACCGCAATTGCCCGACACTACGCCGATGACCGCCCGGGGTCGTTCGCCGAGAAGGTCAACGCCGGCTACGCGGAAACGAGTCAGCCGTGGCTGCTCGCGGTCGGCGACGACGTGCGCTTCCACCCCGGCTGGCTGGACCACGCACAAGAGGCGGCCGGCGATCGCTTCCATGTCGTAGGGACGAACGACCTCTGCAACCCACGTGTGACCTCTGGTGAGCACGGAACCCATCTGCTGATCCGGCGGTCCTATGTGGACGAGGTCGGCGGGAGTTGGGACGGGCCGAAGTCGGTGTGCCACGAGGGCTACCGGCATTGGTTCGTGGACGACGAGATCGTCACCGCCGCCAAGCAGCGGGGCGTCTGGACCCCAGCTCTGCGCAGTGTCGTAGATCATCGGCATCCGGCCTTCGGCAAGGGCACCAACGACGAGGTGTACGAACTCGGGCAGTCGTTCGCCGACCAGGACAAGGCCACCTTCGCCGCGCGGGTCAAGGAGTTCTCGTGAAGCGCGTCGGCGTGACTGGCGGCGGCGGGTTCATCGGTCAGGCCGTGAATCGGGAGCTCATTCGCCAAGGTTTTGAGCCGGTGACTTTGGACATGCCCAAACACGACGTCCGCACCATCACGTCATTAGATGTGGACGCGGTCATCAACTTGGCCGGCGTGTTGGGCACCGAGGAGACGCTGGGTGCCGAGGCGCACGCGGTCGAGGTGAACATCCTCGGCGCGCTGCGTATCTACGATCTGGCAGCCGAGCGGGATATACCGGTGGTGCAGATCGGGACGGGGCACAAGGGCCAGCCCAACCCGTATGCCATCACCAAGGGTGCGGCGGAGGACATCGGATTGGCCCGAGCCCGATTTCGGGGCGAGAAGATCGTGGTTGTCCGCGCCTTCCACGCCTATGGGCCGGCCCAGAAGATGTCTCCGCCGCACGGAACCGCGACCGTCCGGAAGATCATCCCGTCGTTCGTGTGCCGAGCCCTCACCGACATGGATGTGGAGGTCAACGGTTCAGGGCAGCAGGCCGTCGACCTCGTCCATGTCAACGATGTAGCCGCGACGTTGGCCGAAGCCATCGACGGTCCTTACGGGATGGTCATTGAGGCTGGTACTGGAAAACCCACCACCGTCCTTGATGCCGCACGGGACATCATCGCCGCGACCAGCTCGGCCTCGCAGATCGTGCACCGGCCGATGCGCGCCGGGGAACCCGAGTATTCGTCGGTGGTGGCCGAAAGCCCCACCTGCCCGAACCCGTGGCCATATCGTCTCGACGAGACGATCGACTGGTACCGGGGGAAATTGTGATCGTCTACACGAGCATCTACGGCGGCTACGACCCACTGCGACCCCACCCCCATCACCCGGACGTCAAGGCTTGGCTCTGCTATACCGACGATCCGACTCTGACGTGTCCAGGGTGGGAAACCATTGTCGAGCCGGCCCGTTACGCACATCCTCGGTTGTCGGCGAAGTGGCGCAAGTGCCACCCGCCGGAAAGTGACCGTTCGCTATGGATCGACGGCAGCGTCCAACTAGCCGACCCCGCGTATATCGAAGTCGTCGGAGGCTTACTCGACACCGCCGATATGGCATTCGTTCCGCATCCTGATCGTGACAACATCCGTGACGAGGCCGCGGCTTCGCTGGCGATTGCCGCGTCAAAGTACGGCGGGTTGGATGTGCACGGCCAGGTGGACCGCTACGAGGCGCGGAAGGGCCCGGAGCGCGGACTGTGGGCCAGCACCACCTTCGGTCGCAACCACACGACCGCCGTGCTGCAGATGGGCGCCGCGTGGATGGCGCACTGTGACCTGCTCACCTACCAGGACCAGTTGTCGCTGCCCGTCCTGATAGATGACTACGGCCTGACCGTCGCCACAATTCCGGGCAACCTGACCAACAGCCCATGGTTCCGCTGGTGCGGCCATCACCGCAGGGACTGAAGCGAACGGAACCATACGTGACCCCAGTGAGCTATCAAGCCCAACTGTTCGCCGAATACCAAGGCCGCTGCAATGTGTGGTCGGACATCGTCGACCACCTGCCCGCGCTTCACGGCCACGTGCTGCGCTACACCAAGCCGACCGTGATTGAACTGGGTGTGCGCTCCGGCAACTCCACCGCGGCCTTCCTCGCCGCCGCCGAGCTCGTCGACGGGCATGTGTGGAGTGTGGATATCGGACTACCGCAGGCTCCCGGCTGGTGGTGGCAGACCGGACGCTGGTCCCCGATCATCGGCGATGACCTCGACCCGGGGGTTCTAGCCAGACTCCCGGAACAGTTCGACGTCCTGTTCATCGACACCTCTCATGCCTACGACCACACGCTCGAGGAACTGCGGACCTATGTGCCCCGGGTGAAGCCGGGCGGCGTGGTGCTCTGCCACGACACCGAACTCGAAGCTCCGGAACTGGTCGGCCCACAGCCACCGTTCCCGGTGGCTAAAGCGATCGGCGAGTACTGCGCCGAAGCCGGCCTGGCCTGGGAGAACATCACAGGCTCATATGGACTCGGGGTGATCAGCGTCCCTGAGTTGCCGACCGAGGTCGCGCCGGCCCACCCGAACGTGCTCGGCCAGATCGTCGTGGTCGCTGAAGCCGAAGTCATCAAGGCCGCGGACATCGCGGAACCCGAGGAAGAGGACGAACCATGACCGTTGGGTTGTCGGCCGTCAACACGGCCAACGCATGGCTGAACGTGCTCAGGGGCACCTCGGCGGCCACGTTCACCGGCATCACCACGATGTTCGTCCAACTGCACACGGGTGACCCCGGGGCGTCCGGCACCGCGAACGTGTCGTCGGTGACAACCAGGCCGGCGCTGAACTTCGGCGCAGCGGCGGCGGGATCGCAGGCCATCTCGGGCACGCCGAGCTGGGCGACGTGGGCCGGGACCAACGGCGAGGTGGTCACCCACATCTCCACGTGGGGCGCGTCGTCAGCCGGCACCTTCTACTACTCGGCGGCCCTCTCGGCGTCGAAGACGGTGAACACGGGCGACACGCTGAACCTGACGACGCTCACGGTATCGGTGACGCCGATAGCCGCCTGATCCTCGCACCCGCCGATGGAGGTTCGACGTGGCGCTACTCCCCAACATCGACCGAGACCGGATCTGGCGCTGGTTCATGCGCCGCAATACCGATGCTTGCGCATTCACCAAGACCGACTTGCGAGCCGCGATCGACGCGACCGACTCGTGGATCGACACGAACGCATCCGCGTTCAACACGGCCCTTCCCGTGGCGTTCCGCACCAACGCGACGCAGGTGCAGAAGACGCTGGTGTTCTGCTGGGTGGCGATGCGCCGTGCCGGCATTCTTCGGGTTGAGGAGGACGGCTAGTGGCCACCGTGCGTCAGACCTTGGACCCGGCCGCGGCACAGTTCCTCTCCACCTCGTTCCCAGCGCTAGTGAAGAACGGCACCAACTTCCCCGCGCTTGGGCTGGCCTACGACGCCGCGGCGGCCGAGGCGGCGTTCTGGGAGTTCTTCGCCGTCACCTACGGTTCCGGCAACGTGACCGTGAAGGTCCAGTGGTACGCCGACACCGCATCGAGCGGGGACGTGATCTGGGGTGTGCAGCTCGCTGCGATCACCCCGAACACCGACACCCAAGACGTCGAGACCAAGAGTCTCGCCACTGCGAACACCGCCACCGACACGCACCTCGGGACGACCGGGCAGCGGCTGCACGAGATCGACGTGACTGTGTCCAACCTGGACAGCCTCACCAACGGCGACGCCGTGTGGCTGCGGCTGTACCGGGACGCGGCCGCCGGCGGGGACACCATGGCCGGTGACGCGATCGTCACCGGCGTGGTCGTCTCGTACTCCGACACGTGATGTAGGGGGCCGCCGTGGCAGCGCGGTTCGACGCATCTACCGACGCCTACACCGTCTCCCCATCCCTGGGGTCACAGACGGCGTGGACCTTCGCCTGCTGGGCGTTGATCAGCACCGACCGCAACGACTACAGCACCGTTTGGTCGTTCGACGCGAACGCCGACGGAACCGCCTACATGCTGCAGACAGATTCTGGTGGCACCCAGCTCACCCTGTACGACGACGTCGCGGCGACAACGCTGGCCAACGGCCCCAACATGACCGTCGGCACCTGGTACTTCATCGCGGTCAGCAGCACCGCGATGAGTTCCGGCGCGCTGCGGTGGCGGGCGGCCACCACCCAGACGCTGTCGAGCGCCACCTGGACACCTGGCGGAGCACTCACCATCACCCGCGTACTCCTCGGCAGCAACCGATACACCGAGTGGTGGAACGGCCGCCTCGCCGCGTTCAAGTTCTGGCAAGCCGCGCTCACCGTGGACGAGATCCAGAACGAGTCCCAACAGATGGCCCCCGTCCGCCTGGCAAACCTGCGGATGTTCCCGGCGCTGGTGACCCCCGAAACGGCGGATTACTCCGGCAACGGACACACCCTCACCGCCGGCAGCACAGCGACCACGCGAGAAGACGGCCCGCCGATCCCGTGGCAGGGGCTCTCGCCGCGGATCGTCCTCCCGCCCGCAGCCGGCGGCGGGGCAACCCATAGCGCCGACGTCAGCCTCACTGCGACCGCCGGCCTGACCGCCACGGCAGCCTCGGACAAGCCGATATCAGGCACCGTCAGCACGACGACGGCGATCTCCTCGACCGCGCAAGCGGACAAGCCGCTTGCGGCCAGCCCTACGGCAACGGTGGCGATCACGGCCAGCGCGGAAGTCGTCAAGGGCATCACCGCGAGCGTGACCGCGACCTTCACCCCGGCGTCCTCGGCGGCGACCGACAAGCCCGCATCCGGTGCCCTGGCCGGAACTGTCACGCTGGCCGCAGCGGCGGACACAGTGAAGCCGATCACGGCAGCGCTCTCCGCGACGGCAGCAACCATCGCAGCTGCAACGGCATCGAAGCCGGCGGCCGCATCCCTGGCCGCCGTCGTGACCATCACCGCAGACGCCACGATCGGCGCCGCACCCGTTCTGGCAGACAGTGCACTCGCGGTCACCGCCACGGTCACAGCTACGGCGACAAAGCAGGCAGACGCTAGCACCGCGCTCGCCGCCTCAGTCGGCGTGGTCGCGGCGATGACCGTGATCAAGTCGGTCTCGGCGACGGTCTCAACGACGGCTTCGCTTGCCGCCGGCACCATGCAGGTCGTCGGTATAGCCGCGGCGCTCACCATCACGACCGCACGTGCGGCATCCGGGGATGTGCTGACCGGCGTGGCCACCCAGGGCACCGCATCCGAGGGCACCCGCACCACCGTCTCGGCCAGCTCGGCGACCCGCAGCACCTACACCGCATCCGGGGGGTCGAGTTGATCGACGTCGGTGACACCATCCCATTCGCGGCGGACGTGCGCGATGCCGACGCGGCGCTGGCCAATGCCGTCACGGTGACGCTGACCCTCACGCTGCCGGACGGCACCACCGCGACGCCTACCGTAACCAACCCGCCGGCATCCACCGGCCACTATGGCTACGACTACCCCACCGTTCAAGCTGGACCGCACGACGCACGATGGTTGTTCACCTTCGCCGGCGGTCTGACTACGTCGCTCACTCAGCATTACGACGTCCGTCCAACCGAGACCGGGGCGATCATCTCCCTGGCCGACGCCAAGGACCAACTGCGGATCACCACGACGGATTTCGACGAGCGCCTACGCGGATTCATCGAGTCGGCCACTCGAGTGGTGGAACGCCACATCGGATCGGCTGTCGTGCGCCGAACTGTTATCGAGGACCACAGGTTCACCAGCTATTCGCGGTCACTGGTCTTGAAGAAGTCTCCGGTGATCTCGGTAACCTCAGTGGCCAGCGTGGACGGCTCGGCGGCGTGGAGTACCAGCGATCTGTACTTGAGCAAGGACTCCGGCATCATCAGCGTCAAGTCCGGCGGGCTGTTCTGCGGGCACATCGAAGTCATCTACGTACCTGGAATGCTCGTCATTCCCAGCAACTATGTCGATTCCGCCACGATGATCGTTGAGCATCTGTGGCAGACCCGACGGGGAGTCAAAGGAGCACCCCGAGCGGGCGGACAAGAGGACACGGTCACCATTCCGGGAATGGGTTTCGCGGTCCCTCGCGCCGCCCTTGAACTACTCGGGCCGACCCCGTCAATGGCGCGCTGATGTTGGACTCGCGCGTGCCGGCCACGATCGACGCGCTCGTGACCTCTTGGGACGCTACCGGCGCCACTGTCTGGGATGGGCCGATCGTCACGGGTGAAGATCAGGACTGCATCCACGTCGGCTACGACGGCGACCCGGACGGGGATTACCAGACCGCGGACTTCGACTCGGAGTGGGCGGGCCTGGGAGCCAAGGCGCGAGATGAGGAGTTCGACATCCCGTGCGCCGTGGTCGCGTTGGTCGGGGACGACGGCGGCACGAAGTTGGCCCGGGACAACGCCTATGCGCTGCTGAAGAAGGCAGCCGACGCACTGCGAGCGGACCCGTCGCTCGGACTGTCGCCGCCATTCACCGCCGGATTGCAGGGCGGGCCCGTCTTCACGGAACCCGGGCCGAAGGGCTACCAGGTCCGCATCGTCTTCCGCGTCCACGTCAAGACCCGCATCTAAAGGAGAACACCGTGCCCACCTTCCGCAACATCGGAGCTGATGTGCACGCCGAGAAATCCGCACTACTGGGCGGAAAGCTTGTCGCCACGGGCGAGACGTTCGAGGTCCCCGGCGATCTGGCAGAAGAGCTCATCGACGGCTACGTGGTTGGCACCGGCGACAACGCCCGGGTCTGGCCTAAGGCGCAATGGGAACTGGTCAAGTCCGCGGCGACGTCCGCGTCTGTGAAGGAGAACTGAAGTGGCCACAGGTTCTGGGCTTGACGGCCAGGTGGGGTTCGCCACCGAAACCACCTGGGGCACCGCGGTCACCGTGACCAGGTTCCCGGAGTTCAACTCCGAGTCGCTGAAAAAGGAGGTGACCTGGCTGGAGCCGGCTGGCCTGCGCGTCGGCACGAAGGCCAAGCGCGTCTCCCGCATCCGGCAGTCCCGCACCTGGGTATCCGGCGACGTCGAACTGGATCTGGTGACCCTGGGGATGGGCATGCTGGTGAAGCACATGCTCGGCTCAACGGTCACCACCACGACCCTGGTGTCCGGATCGGCGTACAAGCAGGTCCACACTCCCGGCAACTACGTGGGCCTGGGTCTCAGTGTCCAGGTGGGACGGCCGGAACCGTCCGGCACGGTGCGGCCGTTCACCTTCGCGGGCTGCAAGGTCACTGGGTGGGAGTTCACTCTCGAGGACAACGCCTACCCGAAGCTGAAGTTGTCGCTCGACGGCAAGAGCGAGACCACGGCGACCGGCCTGGCAGTGGCGGCCTATCTCGCGGGCGCGGCGGCGTTCGACTTCTCGCAGGCAACACTGAAACTGGGCGGTGTCGTCACCACCACCGCAGGCGAGACGTCGATCGCCAGCGGCGTCACCGTCGCGACTATTGTGAAGAGCTTCTCCCTTTCAGGCGCGACGCCGATGGCGACGGAACGATTCGGCATCGGCAACGCCGGGTTGAAGGCGGAGCCGCTGGAGAACGACATCCCCACCAACACGGGCTCGCTGGGCGCGGAGTTCAACCGCACCGAGCTGTATGACCTGTACGCGAACAACACAACCACCGCGTTGCAGATGGACCTCACCGGCGCAGCGATCACCGGTGGGAACTACCTCTTCTCCATCATCTGCCCGGCGGTCAAGCTGAAGGCAGCGGCGCCGAATGTGAATGGACCCGACATCGTACAGATGTCCACGGACTTCGAGGTCTACAACGACGAGACCAACCCGACGATCCAGATCAAGATTGTCTCCACCGAGTCCTCCACGATCTGATGCCACTCGGGGTTGATCCGGCTTCGAAGAAGGCCATGGCCAAACTGATGGCCGACCTTCGCAAGGTCGCCCCGGATGTAGCGAAGGAAACCCGGAAGAAGTTCAAGGCTGCCGCGCAGCCGGTCCTCGAAAACGCGCGCAGCCGGCAGCCGTCACGCACCGGAGAATTGCGACGAAAGACCAAGATTCGGATCACCCGTGGATCCGTGCAGATCAGATCGTCGGCGGCGCACGCACGGATCAGTGAGTTCGGCGGACGGCATCCACTGTGGGGAGACCGCGAGCACTGGGTTGACCAGAAAGCGGCGCCGGCAATCTGGCCCGCGGTACAGGACGGCCGCAAGAAGTTCCTCGAGCAGGCGAACGCCGCCGTGTACCTGGCGTTGAAGAAGGCAGGGTTCAAGTGACCAGTCCCAAACTGGAGGCGGTCGAGGCCCCCGTCGAAGACAGCAAGATCACCGTCGACATGAACAGTCTTACCTGCGGCGAGATCGAGGACGTCGAGACCCTCTCGGGATTGCCGATCGGGCACGCCATGGATCCGGACAAACCCGCCGGCAAGCTCTGGCGCGCCATCGCGTGCGTCGTGCGCCGACGCACAGACCCGTCGTTCACATGGGAGCAGTCGGCCAGCCTGAAGCTGTTCTTCGGGGAGGACAAGCCGGTCCCCCCTACGAACGGGCGCGGTTCTTCGACAAGGTCGCGCTCGCGCAACACTTCCCGTTCCTGAGCTGGTCGGACGTTAACGGTCTCAAGCTGTGGCAATTCGCCGAACTGGTGCAACTCCGCGAGAAGCAACGCCGAGCCGACGGGGGGTGATCGGTGGGCAGGACCAGCCAGGACGTCGTCGTCCGCTTCGTCGGCGACACCGGCAACCTCACGCAGGGGATGGACGGGCTGCAGGGCCGGTTCAAGGCGGTCACCGGAAGTCTTGAGGGGATCGCGAAGGTCGGTGCCGCGGTCGGCGCGCTGTCGTTCTTCAAGACCGCCATCGATGAGGCGCGCGAAGCGGCTCGGGTGACCCGACAGACCGAGCAAGTGATCCGCTCCACCGGCGGCGCCGCGAACGTGACCGCGGATCACATAGCGGAACTGTCCGGCCGGCTGTCCGAGCTGGCCGGTGTGGACGACGAGGTCATCCAGCACGGAGCCAACCTGCTGCTCACCTTCACGAGGGTGCGCAACGAGATGGGTGCCGGCAACGACATCTTCGACCAGGCCACCCAAGCTTCCCTCGACATGTCGGCGGCGATGAGCAAGTCCGGCGACGCCGGCGAGGGCCTGCAGGAGACGGCGATCCGGATCGGCAAGGCGCTCAACGACCCGGTCAAGGGCATGACCGCCTTGGCGAAGGTCGGCGTCACCTTCACCGCCGCACAGAAGGAGCAGGTCAAGGCGCTCGTCGAGAGCGGCGACGTCCTCGGCGCGCAGAAGATAGTCCTTGCCGAGCTGAAGACCGAGTTCGGCGGGATGGCCGAGGCCACCGCGGATTCGACCGCCAAGGCGCAGGTCGGGTTCAAGAACTTCGCCGAGGAGATCGGCACCCGCCTGCTGCCCGCCGTGAACGCGGTGAGCGACTGGGCCGCCACCTCCGGCATACCCACCTTGACGAAGGTGGCCGATACCTCGCTGAACGTGGTGATCCCCGCAGTGAAGGGCCTTGTCGATGCCGGCAAGGGCCTGATCGGGTTCTTCAGTGGCCTACCCGGTCCAGTCCAAGCCGCCGTAGTCGCGTTGATCGCGTGGAAGATCATGGGGGATAGCGTCACCTCAGGGCTCGGGAGGATGACCGGGCCGCTCAAGGGTTTCGGCTCGGACGTGCAGACAGTAATGACCGCCTCCAGTGGTGAGGTCGGCCGGTTCGGCGCCTCAATGCAGGTGATGCAGGATCGGATCCCCACCATCGGCGCGATGGGTGCGGCGTTCCGTACCGCGAAGGGCGACGCCGAGTCGTTCGGTGGCACCCTGCGGGGGTCCGTCGCGGCGGGGTTCGCGGGACTCCGGGGTGCTGCCGGTGGACTGGTGTCATTCCTGGGCGGACCTTGGGGCATCGCAATTGCAGCCGTCACATTGGGCCTGGGGTTGTTCATCGCGCAGAACCAAAAGGCGGAGGCCCGACAGCGGGATCTGGCAGACGCAGGCAAGAGAGTTGCGCAGGCGCTGCGTGAACAGAATGGACTGATCAACGAATCAGTGCGGCAGGTGGCGGCGAAGGAAGCAGAAGACAAGGGCCTGCTTAGAATCGCCCAAGGTTTAGGCGTCGAGTTGTCCACGGTCACTGACGCTCTCCTCGGGCAAGGCACGGCATACGACGTGCTTCGCGGGAAGCTGCTGGACCAGATCGCTGCTCACACTCGTTACCAGGAGGTGGCAGGAGGTGGCGGAAAGGGCAATCAGTCACGACAGACAATCGCCATCATTGATGCAGAGGGCAAGGCGTATCAGGGCCAACTGGATACGCTGAACCGTGTGCTAGTAGGGAAGAACGACGAACTGTCGGCCCAGCAGCGCGTGGATCAAGCCGCGAGGGATGCTGCGGCTACTCAGCAGGGCTTGACGGCAGCGCAGGACGCGAGCACCACCTCAAGCGGCATGCTGAAGGATGCGGTCGAGGCGCTAGGCGGAAAGTTCGACGAGACCAAAACCGACGGCCAGCATCTCGCCGATGTGATCAAGGGTCTGACCGATGCGCAGACGACGGCGATCGATCTGTCGGAGAGCTACGAGCAGGCGCTGGACAATCTGACGGCTTCTATCAAGGACAACGGGACGACCCTGGACATCCACAGCGAGAAGGGCCGCAACAACCGGGATGCCCTCGAGGCAGCGGCGAAGTCCATTCGGGACATGACCCTCGCCGACATCGAGTCAGGCGTGCCGGCGCTGGAGGCGATCGCACGACATGACGCCAGGGTTCGGTCCCTGCAGGAGGAGTCGAAGAAGCTCTTCGGCACCAAGCAGGACACCGAAGGACTGATCGGCGCCTATTCCCGGATTCCTCCCGAGGTCCGCACGATCATCTCGACCCAGAACGCCGAGGCCACCTACCAGAAGCTGTTGGACATGAACCTCGCCCAGCAGGCACTCGCGCAGGGCATCACCATCCGCGCCGCGAAGGGTTTGTTCGGCAACGAAGCCCACGGCGGACTCGCGAGCGGCGGCTACGTCAGCGGCCCGGGTGGACGAACCTCTGACTCGGTGCCGGCGTGGTTGTCGAACGGGGAGTTCGTTCAGCGCGCGGACGCGGTGGACTACTACGGCGTCGATGTGATGCACGCCCTCAACCGGCGCATGATCCCGAAGGGTCGGTTCGTGCCGCAGCTGGCGGGCGGCGGGTTCGTCAACTGGCCGTTCAATGTGGAGACCGCGAAGACGAAGATCCCCTCGTTCGGCGCATCCATTCCGGCCTCGGCGGTCGGGGCTGGCGTGCAGCGCTGGTCGGTGTTCGTGTTGCAGGCGTTGAAGATGCTGGGTCAGCCGGCCTCGCTGCTGCCGAACGTGTTGCGGCGCATGAACCAGGAGTCCGGTGGCAACCCGAACGCCATCAACCTCACCGACATCAATGCCCAGCGCGGCGACCCGTCGCGTGGCCTGATGCAGACCATCGGGTCCACCTTCGCCGCCTACGCCGGCCCGTTCGCGGGGCGCGGGATTTACGACCCGTTCGCCAACATCTACGCCGGCCTCAACTACGCCGCCCACCGCTACGGCAACCTGCAGTACGCGATGGACAAACCGGGCGGCTACCGCAATGGCGGCTGGCTGATGCCCGGCGGTCTCGCCTACAACGAGACCTCCAAGCCCGAAGCCGTGTTCAACAAGCAGCAGCTCGCCGAGATGGGTGACAGGCACTACCACTTCAACTTCAACGGTGCAGTCATCACCGGTGAGCGCGACCTGGAAAACATGATCGCCCGCACGTTGGACCGGCTGAAGAGCAAGGGTCGGATGTAGTGACCTCCCCAACCTACGGCGTGTTTGTCGACTGGGACGGCGACGGCGGGCTGTCCATAGGGGACTTTGAGCAGTCGGTTGAGGGCTGGGATCCGGCTGCCACTGGTGCGGCGTTACCGACCCTCGCTCGCTCAACAACCCGCGCCTACCACGGGTCGACTTCGCTGCTCGTGACGTGGACCGCCGGCGGATCCCTGCAAGTCGCGCAGCCCGACCCGATGGCGACGTTCGTGATCGGCACCTCCTACACCCTGTCCGCTTGGGTGTGGGTGCCGAGCTCGGGGGGCATGCACGTCAAGTGCGCGGTGTCGGGGATCTCCAGCGGGACAGCGTCGTCGACCACGAACGCGTGGGTGAACATCACGTACACGTTCACCGCGACGGCCACCTCGCATCAGCTCCGCATCCAGGCGAACTCCACTCCCTCTGGTGGGGAGCAGACGTGGATCGACCACGTGCGCCTCATCGGGCCGGGCGAGGACCTGCTGGCCGCCCCACCGGGTGTGATCGGTGATGTGTCCATTCAGTATGGTCGCGACCAGGCCCGGGGCCTCCAACCGGTCGCGCCTGGCGAGTGCGATTTCGAGGTCGACAACGTCTCGCGCGCGTTGTCACCGGAGAACAGTTCGTCACCTTTGGTTGGCCTGCTCGGCCCGGGCCGCGAGGTTCTGATTGAGGCCAGCTACAGCGGCAAGGCCTACACGCTGTTCGATGGCGCGGTTGACGATTTCGATGTGGACTCCACCGCCGGGAAATGGCGGGCGAAGTTCACAGCCATTGACGGACTGGCCCGGTTGAAGAACCTCCCCGTGTCCACCGCCCTATACCCTGCCTTGCGGACAGGCGAGGCGATCAACAAGGTTCTGGACGCGATCGGGTTCACGGGCACTCGGGATATCGACGCAGGCGCGACTACGCTGCGTTGGTGGTGGGCTGACGACGACGACGCCTATCAGGTGCTGACGGACATCACCGCCGCCGAAGGGCCGAGCGCCTTCGTCCACATCGGATCCCTTGGCGAGTTCGTATTCCGCGATCGTCACCACCGTCTGCTCCGGACAGCGTCGGCCGCGGTCCAGGCAACATTCAAAAACTCGCCGGCGGTCGCGCCAGATGTGGAGCACGACCCACCGTTTAAGGTCAACTTCGGGTGGCGCGACGTCATCAACCAGGTGGAGGTGTCGGTAGGGAACCGGGCACCGAAGTCGGCCCTTGAGGAGATCTGGTCGGACGACACCCTGTACGCCATGGCAGGCGGGCAACGGAGGACCTTCACGATCTCGACGGACGAACCGTTCTGGGCACTGCAGCCTCCCACCCAGGGGGCCCCTTCGACGATTGGACTGTCCGATCCTGACTTCGTCGTTGTCGGTGGCACGGTGACCGTGACGCTCTCCCGCACGTCTGGCCAGTCGGTGACGATGACCGTCATCGCAGGCGCGGCACTGACGGTGGTGTCCATGCGGTTGCGCGCCTACAAGCTGGCCGGCTCGAGTAACTCGCAAAAGGTGTTGAAGCAGGACACGGCGAGCATCACCAAAACGCGCGGGGTGAAGTCCTACCAACTGCCCGGACCACCGCTCAATGTTGAAGACGCGGGAGCGATTGCGGACTTGATCCTTGGCAAGCGCGCCGACCGGCTTCCGACGGTGACGTTCACCGTCACCAATGGCACCGCCACCCAGGTGACCCAGCAACTGTCGCGGGATCTGTCCGATCGAATCCATGTGGTCGACAGTGAGTCTGGAGTATCGGCGGATTTCTTCATTGAACGGATCGAGCACACGATCGGGGACGAGGGCAACACGCACGAGACTCGATTCTCGTGCGAGAAGATCCCCGCCATTCCCGGGAACCTGTTTCGATTCGACACGTCCGGCGCAGGCTTCAACGACGGTGTGTTCGGTCCATCTGGACAGGATGATCCGGCCACCATGTTCATCTTCGACACCGCGGGGCACGGCTTCGATCAGGGCCTGTTCTGCACCTAGGAGGGGACTTGATTGTCACCGCGCACGCGCAGGCGTACGTCAACCATGGCCGGTGGATAGCTGACTGCCCGCGACCGCACTGCGGGAACGCCCTGGCGCTGAATCCCAAGCAGTCAGTGTTCCACTGTGCCGGAAAGGGTGGCTGCCAGCTCATCGCCGAAGTTGACTGGCCGGTGGAGGTCGACCTGATCGACGCTGCGATCTCTGCCCGTCCAGTTCGGACCACGCGCAACTGGGCGCCCGCCGGTCATCGTCAGGCGATTGCCTGCGGTTTCCCCGAGGGGCAGACAGCGGCTGACCTCGTCGCTGAGACCCACAAATACCAGGAGGTCTGACGTGGCTTGGACGGCGCCCATGACTGCGATCGCCAATTCGGCCTTCACTGCCGCGCAGTTCAACCTCCATGTGCGTGACAACCTTAATGAGACCGCACCAGCGAAGGCGACAACTGCGGGCCGACTCTTTGTATCAACCGGACCAAATTCTATTGCCGAGCGAGAGATTCGTGACGCTACTGTCGCAACGTCACAGACTACAACATCAACGTCGTTTACTGATCTTGCTACTGCTGGCCCCGAGGCCGCGTCAGTTACGACGGGAGTGAGAGCCGTCGTTTGGCTCACGGCTCATTTGATTAATAACACTGTCACCGCAGCGTGTGTGATGGGTTATGCTGTTAGTGGTGCAACAACCACGGCGGCTAATGATTCAGATTCGCTTGCCTTTGAGTTTCCGACTGCTAACCTGGCAATCCGCGCTTCGTGGATCGGTTTCGCGACGCTGACGGCGGGGGTCAACACCTTTACTGCCAAATACCGTGTTACCGCTGGCACCGGTACATTCATTGGCCGTCGCCTTGCTGTGATCGCGCTATAGGAATTGGGACTGATCGAGTCGCGATGGGGATGCTCGGCTGCTGGATGCGGCAAACCTGAACGGAGGTGTCGTTGGGTGCGCTGGATCTCGGCGGCTCGATCCCGACCATTGGTGGTGCGACGTTCCTTCTGGCCATCATCGGCGTGCTGACCCGCTTGTGGCTGGGCGCCGAGCATCGGCATCTCGCCGAGCTCACCCGCGTCAACCGAATGCACGACGACGAGCTCGACGAGAAGAGAACGGAAATCGCCGGCCTCCGTCAACGTAACGACGAGCTCACCAAGCTGGTGGACGCCGAGCGCCAGCGCCGCTGGCGCGCCGAGGATCACGCCGACATCGCTCGCAGACCGCAGCTCGGTGGTGAACCTCATGCGCAATAGAACGGTCTGGGTAGCGCTGCTGATCGCTGCCCTCTCGCTGGGCGCGTCCCTCTATCTGATCTTCGGTCAGCTGGCCACAGTGGACCGCGCGAGCAGCGCGGAGCAACAGGCGAAGTCGCTCGCGGATCAGGTCGCCGAGGCATGCGGGAAGGGCGGGCCGGTGGCGGCCGAACTAGGTGAGGCATGCCGGACAGCGCACGAAGTGCAGCAACTGCCCGGACCGCCGGGTCAGACCGGCCCGCCGGGACCAGTGGGGCCTCGGGGCGAGCAAGGGCTCAGCGGACCACTCGGACCCGCAGGGCCCCCAGGGCCGACAGGGGCCGCCGGCGTGCCCGGTGCGGACGGGCAGCCGGGCGTCGCCGGTCCACAGGGCGCCGCCGGCGACGCCGGCCCGGCTGGCCCACAGGGTGACCCCGGGCCGGCCGGCGCACCCGGCGCCCCCGGTATCGCCGGCGCCCCTGGAGCCAACGGTCAACCCCCGGCCGGATGGACCTGGACCGACCCCGCTGGCCGGACACAGAACTGCACCCGCGACAACGCCGACGACGCGGCACCGCACTACACGTGCACAGCCGAACCACCGCCTGCGCCAGTGCCCAAACTCCCGATCGGACGGTGACCTGATGGCCCTCAGCTCGGCTCGTGGCCGAACCCAAGTGATCTGGGTGGTCGTGCACACCGCCGAAGGCGTCCGGAAGGCCAGTGACCTCAAGGCATTCTTCGACCGGGCCACCGACCGGTCCGCGCACGCCGTGGCCGACGACACCACGCTGATCGACAACTGCGTGCCCTACGACCGCGCCGCATGGACACTGCGCAACGGCAACACCCGCTCCGACAACCTGGAACTGTGCGGTTTCGCCGGCTGGTCCCGCGACGAGTGGATCAACGAACACGGCGGGATGCTCAGCAACGCGGCCGCCTGGATCCGGTCGCGATGCACGGCGCGCGACATTCCTATCGTCAAGATCGGCCCGGCCGAGGTGGCACG